CTAGAAGAACTTAAAATAAGAAACGAACTAGTTAATGGGATATATAAAGGAGATATAAGAATTAAATCTAAATATATATTACCAAATCTATCTGATATTGTAGTTAGTGGATATTTTAATTGTCCTGATAATAAACTTACGTCTTTAAAAGGATCTCCTAAAGAAGTTGGTGGAGATTTTTATTGTCCTTATACTAACCTTACATCTTTAGAAGGAGCTCCGCAAAAAGTTGGTAGAGATTTTAATTGTTCTAGTAATAACCTTACATCTTTAGAAGGAGCTCCTAAAGAAGTTGGTGGAAATTTTAATTGTTCTAATAATAACCTTACATCTTTAGAAGGAGCTCCGCAAAAAGTTGGTAGAGATTTTTATTGTGATAATAATAACCTTACATCTTTAGAAGGAGCTCCGCAAAAAGTTGGTGGATATTTTAATTGTTCTGATAATAAACTTACGTCTTTAAAAGGAGCTCCTAAAGAAGTCCGCGGAGATTTTTATTGTGATAATAATAACCTTACATCTTTAGAAGGAGCTCCTAAAGAAGTCCGCGGAGATTTTTATTGTTTTAATAATAAACTTACATCTTTAGAAGGGGGTCCAAAAGAAGTTGGTGGATATTTTAATTGTTCTAATAATAAACTTACGTCTTTAAAAGGAGCTCCGCAAAAAGTTGGTGGAAATTTTAATTGTTTAAGAAATCTAGCTAGTCTCGACTATAAAGCATGGTTGTCAAAACAATAATCTTATTATGAATAATAAATGTGTGCCAGGAAATGAACCGTTTGGTTTCGTCAAAGGTATGAAACAAAAAGAAAAATGAAAAAATCAAAGGAAGATATTCTGGCATCTCTTACTGCTAACACTCCTAAGGAAATGCTGCCTATTGAAGTAGTTCCTGAATATATTGGACCAAGCCATGACGATATTATAAAGGATACTGAAGAAGACTATGCATTTGCAAGAGCACATATGAAGAAACTCATAGATGTTTCTGATGAAGCAATTGCTACATTAGGAGCATTATGTGCCGATTGTGAACAACCAAAATCCTACGAATTTCTCTCAACATTGATAAAAAACTCTGCAGATATTAATAACAATCTCATGATTCTCCAAAGAGCTCGTAAGAAGCTGATTCAAGATAAACCCAAAGAAACTCAAGCCGGTATTAATGTAGGGGGATCAATTACTACAAATAACAATTCTATCTTTGTAGGATCTACTATTGAATTGCAGAAGTTTTTGAAAGATAAACAAAAAACTATAGATATATGATTTTTGATAATCAAAAAACTAAGGAAAATGGATATTTGGGAAATCTCAATGTAAAGAAAAATGGAGTAAATATAGACTTTACATCAGAACAGATTACTGAATATGTTAAATGTATGCAGGATCCTGCATATTTTATCTGTAACTATGTTAAAATTATAAGTTTGGATGATGGATTAGTTAATTTTAAATTGCGAGGATATCAGGAAAATCTGATTAGCCATATTACTGATAACAAATTTATTGCAGTACTAGCGCCGAGACAATCGTCCAAGTGCCAACATATAAATACAATCGTAACCATTCGTAATAAGATGACAGGTTTAATTGAAAAAATAACAGTTGGAGATTTATATGAAAGAACTAAAATAAATTTGTCACAAGATATTGACAGAGACAAAACCAAACACTAGAAAATTACATCCATTATATACTGAATATATTTCTCATATAATAGAAACTCATGATAAAGTTTTCGAAAACTTTAAAACTAAAAGTCCTGTAATAAAAATTAGCAGGCTTTTTAATGCGTTAACTAAAGATCATGAAGAAGGGGAAGTTGAATGTCAAATATGTAAACTATATAAAAGAAACAGCATAATTCAACACGTTAATATTTCTCATGGATTGTCTGGAAAAGAATATAAGAAACTATATAATGCAGAATTAGTATCTGATGGAATCAAAGAATATTCATCAGAAAAAATCAAAGGTGATAAAAATCCCGGCTGGCAGCATGGTGGGAGATTGTCTCCATTTTCAGAAAAATTCGTGAAGTATCAAGGAAAACCTAAGGAAGAAATCTCAGAATCTCTTAGAGAATTATATGAAAAAGTCGGATCATCGAATAAAGAAAATGGAAACAATAATAAGACTATAATATATTGGACTTCGAGGGGATATTCAGAAGGAGATGCTAAAAAAGAACTTTCAAAACGAGGAATTACATTTTCATTGGAAACTTGTATTGAAAAACATGGAGAAGAGATTGGTAGAAAACTATGGTTGGAACGTCAAGAAAAATGGCAAAAAACAATGAAATCAAAACCAATAGAAGAAATTGAACGAATCAATCGGGATAAATCTACTGGGCGAATGTGTCAGTTATTTAATAGTAATCCAGAAGTGAAACTTATTCCCAGTTTGTTATATTATGTTCGATTTTTTAATGATGATAATAGTGTTGAGTTTTGGAAAGTTGGAATTACATCACATGATCAAGTATCTAAAAGATTTCCTTCTATTAAACGATATGGTTTACAATATGAAATAATATCTACAAATATTAATATGAATTTTTATGATGCATTTAAAGCTGAACAAAATTTTCTCCATAAATATAAAGAACATAGAATTAATATTGATTATAATGGATTTACAACAACAGAATCATTTTCAATCAATGTCTTGAATAATCAAATATTATGAGTCCTTTATTATCTGAAACAGTTAAAAGAAAGTTCATTGATACTCTTCCTATAGATGATTATGAAATTCTGACAGATACTGGATGGGAAGACCTTACTCATATTAATGTAACTATTCCATATGATGAATATGAGATTACATTAAAGGATAATAAATCTATGATATGCGCGGATACTCACATTTTCTTTAATGAAAATACTGAAGAAATCTTCGCAAAGGATTGTGATAATATCAAAATTCAAACAGTGGACGGGCCAATTCAAGTTGAGTCTGTTATCAAAAATGGTAACAATCCAATATGTTTGATCTATCTGTAAATTCCGACAATAACAGATATTATACAAATGATATTTTGAGCCATAATAGCACTACTGCTATTGCCTGGTTGTTTTGGTATATCATGTTTAATGCTGATAAACAGGTTGGAATTCTTGCAAATAAAGGGGCTATATCTCGTGAAATGCTTGCTAGATTTACCTTAATGTTAGAAAATCTTCCATTCTGGTTACAACCCGGATGTAAGGTGCTTAATAAGGGTTCTATCAAATTTTCACATAATTCCGAAATTATTGCGGCTGCCACATCATCATCTAGTATTCGTGGAAGAAGTCTTAACTGTGTTACAGGTGATACTAAAATATGTATATCAGCCAGAGATGGTATTTATTATATGACTACCATAGAGAATTTATATACAAATTTTTCTTATGGTATGAAAGTAAAAACAAAGGAGGTGTTTAAGCCCTTTGATGGTGTATTAGATCAAGGGGTTTCAGAAAAAATATTATCTATATTTCTTAATAATGGGGAAACATTAAATTGTACATATGATCATAAACTTTTATTTAATGATGGAATTTCTTTTATACCAGCAAGATTCTTAGAAAATAATGACATCTTATATCCTGATATACAAATAATCAATATATCTGAGCATAAACCAGAAAAAGTATATTATCTTATAAATGTAAAAGATACACATTCTTATTTTACAAATGGTATTATTAGTCACAATTGTCTAATGCTCGATGAGTTTGCATTCGTAAATAATGCCGACGAATTTTACACAGGTGTTTATCCGGTTATTACATCTGGCACCGATGTAAAAGTAATTATTACATCTACACCGAACGGAGTTGGTAATATGTTTTATAAAATTTGGGAAGGAGCCATTCAAGGAACCAATGATTTTAAACCATTTCGTATTAGGTGGCAAGAAATACCCGGTAGAGATGAGGTGTGGAAAAGACAAACTATTGCAAATACTTCTATTGTAAAATTTTCTCAGGAATTTGAATGCATTTCATTTTCTTCAGATATTACTATAAAAGATACTACTACTGGTATTATTTCTAATAAGAAAATAGGAGAACTTCATTCCATTTTGTGAAACCTAACTTTAAATACGAAATTCTTACTACGAAAGGTTTCAAGAAGTTTGATGGGATTTCTAAACAATCTTCATCAAAAACATATACTATTATTGGAGAAACTTTAGAATCTATTGTTGCAACTGAAAATCATAAATTTCAATGCTCCGATGATTCATGGGTGTCAGTTCTGGATTTGCTTACTACACATAGAAACTCTATTCTCAAAAATATCGGAGAAATTGTTGATATATATCCAAATAATATTACAGAAGATGTATATGATTTGATTAATGTCGCTGATACTAAATCCTTCATTGCATCTGGTTTTATATCTCATAATTGTGAATTCATCGGATCTGCTCAAACTTTAATTTCTTCTAATATTCTTCTAGGTCTTACTTCCCGAGAACCTATTAAGACTCAATATGAAATTAAATATTATATTGAACCGTTGGAAGGGCATGTTTATATAATGACAGTTGATGTTAGTAAAGGCCGAGGGCAAGATTATTCAACATTCTCCATTTTTGATATTACAGAACAACCCTTTAAACAAGTTTGCACATTTCGAGATAATATGATTTCTCCGTTAATGTTTCCCGAATATATTATCCGAGGAGCTAAATTATATAATAATGCTATTGTTATTATTGAAAATAATGATGTAGGACAAGTTGTTTGTAATTCTGTATATTATGATTATGAATATGATAATCTATTTGTCCAATCTTCTCTTAAGGCTTCAGGTGTTGGAGTTACTATGACTAAGAGGGTCAAACGCGTAGGTTGTTCTAACTTGAAAGATTTGCTTGAACAAGGAAAGTTAGAAGTATATGATGCAAATACAATAATTGAATTGACTTCATTTGAACCTAAGGGTGAAAGTTATGCAGCATCAGGGTCTAATCATGATGATATGGTCATGAATTTAGTATTATTTGCATGGTTTGTTTCAACAGAAGCTTTTGGAAATATATCATCCATTGATTTAAAATCATTATTGCATGCCGATAAGATTAAGGAAATGGAAGAGAATGATTTGCCATTCGCCATAATGACTTCTGAATATAACGAATATTCCAGCCCATCGATGGAGTATTATGAGAAAGCTAAGGCCGAACTTGAAGAGTGGGGTCACTTATAAAAATGCTCAAAAAATATAAATAGAATTGAGTGAATTCTTCCTTATCATGAGTTTCTTATTATTAACACCCTCGAAAACAAATATATGTCTACCCTATTATCAGCAGGAATTTCGGTCACTGAATCTGACTTAATTTCCTATATACCTCCTGTATCATCTTCAATTGCGGCCTATGTAGGTCATTTCAATTGGGGGCCTGCAGATGAATTAGTAAATGTAAATTCCGAAAAAGCTTTAGCTACTATCTTTGGCGCGCCAAATATTAATGCTCATGCTGAATCGAATTTTATTACTTCTTATTTGACTGCTGCGGCCTTTTTTCAATATGGCAACTCCATGAGAGTTGTACGTTCCGTTTCGGATAGTGCAACAAATGCAGTTGGATATATGGAAACTTATGGTAACTCTTCAGCCACAGGACTTCTTATTAGAAATAAGGAAGCGTTTGATATTCATAACTTTGCTACCTTATCTCCAAATCATACCCATGATCTCATCTTTGCTCGTTATCCAGGAAACCTTGGCAATGGGCTTGAAGTTCAATTTTATCATTTTGATAACTGCCCTCCTTCAGATATTTCAGTTTCAAATTCGTTAGCTAAAGATTGTAAAAGTTATTTTGGTAAATTGCCAACTACTACATATTGGGCTTCTAATTCACAAGTTCCATTTCTAGAGAATGATGAAATTTATATCACAGTAACTGATAGTCTTGGTTACATTTCGGGATCTCCTGGAACTATACTTGAATCATATCAAGGTTTATCATTGTCATCTGGAGCGAAAACCAGCACTGGTTCTAACAACTACTATGTTGATGCTATTAATGAGGGATCTTCTTACATTTACATCAATGAAACTGCCCATAATTATGGGGTGCTTGCAACATTACATTCTGGTTCCAATATGTATAATCTTACTCATGAAAATGCCAATTTTATATTTACTGGAGGTTTAAATGGCACCAGTTCAGACTTAGTGTTTTCTTCGGACAATGTTTATAAGTCATTAACTCTTCTATTATTCTTGGATACTGAAAACACTATCATTGATTTATTGTGTGCGGAATCCTTTGAATCTGACACTATAGGATCAAATCCTGCAGCTAATGCCAAGGTGAAGAATCAATTACTTAGTATTGCAGAAACTCGAAGAGATTTAATGGTATTCATCTCGGCACCTCTTGATCTATATAGACAACAAACCACTCAAAAACTTCAATGGGTTCTTAGTGGAAGAGACAATCTTTCAGATCCTAGTTCGAGCTTTTCATTCTATGATAATACTCCGGTATATGTTTATAACAAATATACTGACAAATATTATTGGACTCCTGCTTGTACTCATATGGCTGGTTTGTGTGCATTCACAGATTCTATTACAGATCCATGGTTTTCTCCTGCTGGGCTTAATCGCGGTTCTCTTCGTGGAGTTACTAAGTTGGCATATAATGCTGCACAACAAGATCGGGATGATCTTTATAATGACAATATCAATGCTATTATAAGCATTCCTGGAAGCGGTATTGTTCTTTATGGTGATAAAACGGGATTATCTCGACCATCATCATTTGATCGAATTAATGTTCGCCGACTATTCATTAATATTGAAAAGGCTTGTCGTAAAGCTAGTCGCTATCAATTGTTTGAATTGAATGATGAGTTTACTCAACGAGCATTCCGCAATACTATTAATCCATATCTCAGAGATATTCAATCGAGACGCGGCATTATTGATTTTGCGGTTGTTTGTGATTCTACGAATAATACTCCGGCCGTGGTATCTTCTAATAGATTTGTTGCTGACATTTATATCAAGCCAGCCTTCTCTATTAATTACATTCAACTTAACTTTATTGCTACGCGTGATACTATCACATTTACTCAAATTTCAGGTTAATTTTATAAACATTAAAAACTAATATAAATAATAATATGAGTCAAGGAATATCACAATTTAAAGGGCAATTTAATGGTGGAGGTGCTCGACCTAATCTATTCAAAGTAGCTATGCAATTTCCCGGAAGTGTTGGAGTAAATGCATCTCAACTTTCGGAATATATGATTAAGGCTGCTTCATTACCATCGAGTGTAGTTGGAGAAATATCTGTTGGATATCGCGGGCGTAAATTGAAAATTGCCGGAGATCGTGTGTTTGCCAATTGGACCGTCACTGTATATAATGACACTGATATGTTATTACGAAATGCGTTCGAATCTTGGATGAGTCTTATCGGGCAAAATGCGGCAAATATATCAAATTCAAATCCTCCCTTGGATGGATATATGACTGATCTTGCTGTATATCAATTGGATCGCCAAGAAAATGTTACTAAATCCTATAAGTTTATTGATGCATGGCCAGTAAATATTCAGGACATTCCTCTAGACTTTGATACCAATGATGCTATTGAAGAATTTACAGTTGAGTTTGCATATCAGTATTGGGTTTCTCCAGCTGATGGGCAAACTATGTAATATCGACTATTATTGTCCGACTATCTCTAAATTATGAGGGATAGTCGGACTTATATATAATTTATGAAATTATTTGGATTTGAAATAAGTAAAAAGATTGATAAAAGGTCCTCTGAAAGTGGAGGTCTTGAGATTGATAATACTATTAAGTCATTTGCTATACCGTCGCAAAATGACGGTACTATGTTATTGCCCTCATCATCTGCTGCAGGGTATTATGGTCAAATCCTTGATATTGATGGCACCTCCTTTGTTAATGAAAAGGATCTTATTCTTAAATATAGAGCGGCGGCAGGTCAGCCGGAATGTGATACTGCTATTGCTGATATTACCAATGCTGCAATTATCTCAGACTCAAAGGGAAGCCCAGTCAAGTTAGATCTTGATGTAGTTGATTTACCTCAAAAAGTTAAAGAACGAATTTTTGAGGAATTTAATATTATTCTTCAACTACTTGATTTCAATTTTACGGGTTATGATATTTTTCGGAGATGGTATATTGATGGAAAAGTGTATTTCCATCTACAAATCGATTCATCAAAACCAAAGGACGGAATTAAAGGTATAGTACAAATTGATCCTTTAAAGATCAAGAAAATTAAAGAAATATCTACTACTATTGATAGAGTATCTGGCATCAAATCAAATAAGATTACAGCAGAATACTTTTTATATTCCGATGATTTTTCCAGTAGTACAACCGGTGTTAAAATTGATCCAAATGCTATTGTATATGTACCTTCAGGGATTCTAGATGAATCTGGGAAAATCTCGATTTCGTATTTACACAAATCCATTAAGTTGGTAAATCAATTGCAAAAGATGGAAGATTCATTGGTAATCTATCGTGTAGCAAGAGCACCAGAACGCAGAATCTTCTATATCGACGTAGGAAATCTTCCTAAAGGTAAAGCCGAAGAGTATGTTCAGGGTCTCATGGCGAAATACCGGAATAAATTAGTGTATGACGCTTGCTTGGATATGAATACTTTGATACCTCTTCTTGATGGGCGAACTTTATCATTAAGAGATATACAAACAGCATTCGAAAATGGTGAGAGATTATGGGCGTATTCATGTGATCCTAATACTGGTAAATTTGTCCCAGGTTTAATTACAAGTGCAGGAGTTACTAAATTTAATCAAGATGTTATTAGATTGACTCTTGACAATGGTAAGACTATTACTTGTACTCACGATCATAAATTTCCTGTTTGGAATAAGGGTAAAGTTGAAGCTAAAGATTTAATTATTGGCGATTCAATGATTCCTTTTTATACACGAGAAGAAAAAATAGTATCTAAACATTCCGGTTATCATCAACATTTCGATAATTCTGATAAAAAATGGATATTTACACATAGGGCAGTTTCTATCTGGAAAGATAAAAATTTATTAGATAACGAGTGGGTTTATGATACATCTGTAGTAATGGAACAAAAAGGAACTATTCATCATAAGAATTATAATAGATATGATAATTCTCCCGAGAATCTAGTCAAAATGAATAGTAAAGATCATTTTAAATATCATAAGCAACATAATGGTCTTGCTGGTAAAATTGGAGGTAAAGTTACAGCCGATAGAATTAGAGCAAAGGGAGATAAATTCTTTCCTAATTTAGATCCGATTAAAATGCGGCTAATTCATGCTGAGTGTGGAAAAATAGCTGGGCGGTTTGCAGTAGAGAATAAAATAGGAATTCATGGATTATCACATGAAGAAATATGTGATAATGCTAAATTAGGAAGTGATGCTTTATTAGCAAAATTTGCTGATCCTGCTTTTTATGCATCTATATGTGCAATACAAAAGGCCAGTTGGAATAATAGAGACGATCGTAGATTAGCAGCCGCCGAAAGAGGTAAAACCTTATCTATGGAGCATTTTCAAAATATGAGTGTTCTTGGTAATGGATCTCGTTGGGGTTCTAATAAATCCGAAGAAAATAGAAAAGCTCTATCTGAATCACAACAGATAATGTATCCTAAGAATATATCATCAATAATCGAAGATGCAGTTCGAACAAATAAATCCGTTTCCGATATACTTATCCATATAAATGCTCATATTGATCATAATGAATGGACACATCTGAATGATAAAAAGATTATTAAACTTCGTAAATCTATATCACCATTTACACATAAAGACCTTAGGCGTTTATGTAAAACTGCTAGCTTTAATACAATTAAAGAATATAAAGAGGCTCTACTTTATAAAAATCATAAGATTATTAATATAGAATATCTAGATAAAAAAATTGATGTTGGCACACTTGGTATTGATAAAGATGAAATTTATCATAACTATCACACATTTGCTCTAGACGCTGGAATATATACATGCAATTCTACAGGCGACATACGAGATGACAGAAAATCAATGTCAATTTTGGAAGACTTTTTCCTTCCCAGAAGAGATGGGTGTATTTCTCTTGATACTAAGATTAAAATACTAGATGGCAGAGACACACCTCTAATTGATTTAATTCAAGATTATAATTCAGGTATTCAGAATTGGGTATATTCAGTATCTCCTGATGGTACTATAGTTCCTGGTAAAATCTCTTGGGCTGGTATAACAAGAAGAAATACTGAAGTTGTTAAAGTTTATCTCGATAATGGAGAAGTTGTTACAACAACTCCAGATCATAAATTCATTCTTCGTAATGGTGAAAAAGTTGAAGCTAAAGAATTAGTAGTTGGTAGTTCTCTTGCAACATATAATACTGAAGATACTAATAATCTTCATATAGTTGAAACTATTGAGTTTGTTCCTAATAAGATTGATGTTGGTACTCTTACTATTGATGAACATCATGAACATCATGACTATCATAACTTCGCTTTAAGTTCTGGTATATTTGTAATGAATTCCAAAGGTACAGAAATCACCACACTTCCCGGCGGAGAGAATCTTTCCGAAATTGCTGATATTAATTTTTTCCAAAAGAAGTTATATCGGTCTCTTAATGTACCATCTGCTCGACTTGAAGCTGATTCATTATTTGTATCTGGTCGTTCATCGGAAATTTCAAGAGAGGAAGTAAAGTTTCAAAAGTTTATTTCAAGACTTCGCAAAAAGTTTTCCATAATGTTTTCAGATATGTTGCGAGTACAGTGTATCCTTAAAGGGATTATCACTTTAAAAGATTGGCCAGCAATTCGAGAATGTATGGGCGTTGACTTTATTGAAGATAATTTTTATTCCGAACTTAAAGATTCTGAGATTCTCAGAAATAGATTAGAAGTACTCGAATTGATTCAACCTAGTATAGGAATATATTATTCTAACAAATGGATTCGTTCAAATGTTCTGAATATGTCTGAGCATGATGTTATTCGTATGCAAGAAGAAATGGATGAAGAGAAAGCAGCTGAAGAAAAAACTCCAACAGAAGAAGAACCTTCCAGCGAGGAAGAAAAATCTGTTCCAGAAGAAGAACCAGAAGCCGAAGTTCCTGCATCTGAGGAAGAAGAACCATCTCCAGAAGGAGAAGAAGAGAAGCCTGGAAAAGAATGGTCAATTAATATGAATAAGAGAACATAAAATTCTAAATTATTTTATTTACAAACTATAAATACAAATATGATTGAAAACTTTTTAAATAATCTTGCTTCTGATAATACAGAAAAGACGGATTCATCATTCAATAACCTTATTATGACCAAGGTTAATACTGTTCTTGATATTAGTCGAATCGAGTTGACTTCTGATATCTTTAATAAGCAAAAGAGTGTGTCTGAATCTGCAGATGATGCTTATAAATGTGCTCTTGCACAAGAACAATCTAATCCACGATTTGTAGAATCTCAAGATATTATTGCTCAAGGACTTACTCCTACTCAAGCTCAAGCGTTTGATAGTATGATTTCTCAATGGGTTATTACTGGTGGAAATCTTCAACAACTACTTCGAAATTTCTATCAAAAACTTTTACTTTCCGGTAATAATATATCAAATCCTCGTATGCAAAAGGCTTTGGCATTTGTTCTCGATAAACTATAAAATCTTATGATTAAAAAATTCATTAAACTTATATCGGAAGATAATAAATTTGCAAAAGATGCAATGCTTACTAATATTATTATGACTAAAGTCAATACGGCCCTTGATATTAAACGGATTGAAATGGCTGTTAGTGTATATAATGAATCGATGGAGGATGATATAGCTTTTGGTAAGCAAGAATTTCTAAAATTAAACCTTAAAGTGGGAGCTCATACTAATGTAGGCGATTTTATTAAGTCAGATGATGATGCTGCTTATTTTATGAATGGTCCAAATAGGAAAACTATACCATTTGGAGCAAAAGTTATTGGTGGTAAATCTACTTTTTCTAATATCCGGGTATTAACTGATATAGAATGGGAAGAAAAACAGCAAACTCATACAGATACAATGCAAGCTCATGTGAATAGAACTCCCAAACGTATTGACTAATGATAAAATCTTTCTTAAATTACATAGCAGATGATAATACTGAATTGAGCAATTCAACTCTTCATAAATTAATTAGGAAGAAGGTGAATGAATCTATCTTAGATAAAAAAGTAGAATTATCTGTTGATATTTTAAATGAAAATCCGGTAACTGATAAAGTAAAAATATTAGGTAAAGCTGGACTATATCCAAAAGATGATGAACTTGATATATTACGCAGTATAAACATTATTTCTAACGGTGGAGACCTTTCAACCATTCAAAGAAAAAAGGCTTATAATCTTTTACTTAAACTTATTGAAATTGATACAAGTTCAGATCTTTTTATTAAGATAAAACAACATCTAGAAAATGATCAAGTTAAGTTAGGGGAGAATATAATGAGAAACGAATCTATTGAAAATCCATCCATAGTTGATACTATTGAAAATGATTCAACAAAAAAGAAATCTAGTATAGATGCTATCTTTAAAAAATTAAGAGGCAAAGATTCTGAATTAACAATGCTTGATTATAACAGATTACATGATTTATTTTATGATGGAGATGGATCTGATAAAAATTGGTCTGATACAAAGAAAAAATTAAAGGCTATCCTTGCTGATTATTCTGAAGATGAAGAGATTCCAGATTTAATTCAATCTTTGACTGCTGCTATTAATAAAGGAGCTAAACTTGTAATATCTCCTGAAAAGGATAATGAAGATAAAATTACTCTTGTAAATAAGCTTGGCAATAAACTTGAGATAATTAAAGAACTTGAAGGTAAACTTGAGCCATTAGATTATGAGGATGTGTATAACATATTCTTTAGAAATAAAGCTGATATGGAAGCCGGAAAAGAAATATTGATTAGGTTAATCGCGCAATATAAAGAAAATGAAGAGGCTACAACAGTATTAAATAAATTAGCTCCAATGTTAGGAATTAAATCTAAAGAATCTCCGGAAATTGCGCCTGAGGAAGAAGAAGATGAGGAATAAATGCAGAAAAACATGCTAAAACTATAAATAGAATTGTAATAAGTGCTTGAAAATGAGCACAAAATATAAATAAACACATGCTTTTAATAACAGAAACTCTTGATTCTACTGTAAACCACATAACCGAAATGAATGGTTCTGGAGGTCAGAATCATTATATCACTGGCTGCTATATGCAGAGTGAGGTTGAGAATCGTAATAGACGCATTTATCCACGACAGATTCTTGAAAGAGCTGTTACAAAATATATTGATGAATATGTAAGTAAAGGCCGGGCAATTTCTGAGTTGGCTCATCCGTCTGGGCCTGCTATTAATCTTGATAAAGTATCGCATCGAATTACTGAACTCGCTTGGGTTGGTAATGATGTTATGGGTAAGGCTTTGATTCTTAATACTCCCATGGGTCTTATCGTAAAAGGTCTGCTTGATGGTGGTTGTAAGCTTGGTGTATCTTCTCGCGGATTGGGAACGGTTTCTTCTCGTAATGGTAAGACTTATGTTAATGATGATTATGCTCTTACAGCAATTGATATTGTTCAAGATCCATCGGCTCCTGCTGCATTTGTTAATGGTATAATGGAAATGACAGAATACTTCTATGACACCAATACAGATATTGTGGCAGAAACTTCTGAAAAATATAAGAAGTTCATGAAAAATTTAAGTTCGCCTCAATTGGTTGAACAACAGACTAAATTGTTTGCTCAATTTTTAAATGAGATAAACATAAAACTTTAACTATGGAGACCAACGTTGTTGTGAAGTGAATATTGGTATGGAACTAGTGAAAATAAACATGAGACTGAAAGCTAAAGAAATTGTTCTTTAATTTCCTCTCCAACTCAAACAAACAAAAGTAATAAAATATGAAGCATAAAACAAATATTGAAGACGAGGATACCATTGAAGATATCTCCGAAAATACATTACTTTCTCTTGATGAGCTTGCAGGAATTGCAAAGGCAATTGCGGAAGCCAAAGGTAAGAAGAAAGATGATAAAGATAGTGATGAGGAAATAGATGCAAAGCTTGGTCCTAAGGATGAAGCTAAAAAGTCTAAGTCTAAAAAGATTACATCTGACGAAGATGAAGATAATTCAGATGATGAAGATGATGAAGATGAAGAAAATTCAGATGATGAAGATGAAGAAAATTCAGATGATGAAGATGATGAAGATGATGAAGATGACGAGAATTTAAATGAAGATGAAGAAAATTCAGATGATGAAGAAGAAGCTGAAAAAACTAAACAGTTGAAGCAAACTGGTTTGTTTAGTGATGCTGATATTAAGAAAGTCATTATTACCCTTAAACTAATTAAGGATGAGGAAGAAGTTAGCCAAGAACAAAAAGACTTGGTTGTTTCAGTATTTCTCAAATTAGTTGGTTTAGTTACTGGTGATGAAGATGTATTCGAAAAGCTTAAAAAAACTATAAAGAGTGCCGAAGAAAATTCAGAAAACAAGAAGTCTAAGAAAGAAGAATCCATCAAAGTTGATCATTCTGATATCACTCGTCTAGTTGAATCTGAAGAAGGTCTTACAGAAGAATTCAAGGAACGTGCTACTATTATTTTTGAAGCAGCAGTTCTTTCTAAGGTTTCTGAAATTAGATCTAATCTTGAAGAAGAATATGAAACTCGTTTGAGTGAAGAAACTGAAACTATTAAAGATAATCTCATTGAAAAGATTGATAATTATCTCACTTATGCAGTTGAGGCTTGGGTAGAAGAAAACAAAGTCGCCATTGAATCAAGTTTGCGTACTGAAATTGCAGAGAACTTCATTACTTCTTTAAAATCTGTATTCGTCGAACATTATATTGAAGTGCCTGAAAGTAAGGTTGATCTGTTTGCTAATCTAGAAGCAGAAGTAATCAAGCTTAAAAAAGATGTACGTGAAGCTGAACGAATTTCTGAATCCTTAGCCGCCGGAGTAATCACTCTGACCCGCGAAAAGATTATGCAGGAATCATTCTCTGATCTTGCTGATACACAGGTAGAAAAACTAAAGTCACTTGTCGAAGACGTTGAGTTTGTTAATGCATCTTCTTACAAAAAGAAGATTGATACAATTAAGAAATTCTATATTACCGGATTAGATAATGACACAGAAACATTGCACGAAGACTACGATGATAATGCATATGTTAGTACTGAAACCATTGTAGAAAATGAAACCATGGATGAAGATTACGTATCTCCAATCATGTCAAGATATTTAACCGCTATCTCACGTTCAGCTAAGGCTGCAAGCTAAAGCAACATGAAATAAGGTTCTAACCAAAACAACAACAACAACAAAATAGAATAAAAATATGTTCAACTCAGAACAACTCGAAAAGAAGTGGGCTCCTGTACTAGAAACTCGTGATGCTCCAAAGTTCAAGGATAACTATCGTCGTGCTATCACTGCGGTTCTCCTAGAAAATCAAGAAAAGGCGATGCATGAAGAAAATTCGGCATCTAATTTCCTCAACGAAAGTAATACTATCGGTGGTTCAGCTATCGGTGGTGGTACTGGTGCAGTTAAGACTTGGGACCCTGTCCTTATTAGTCTTGTGCGTCGCGCAATGCCAAACATTGTTGCGTATGATATTGCTGGCGTTCAGCCAATGACCATGCCTACTGGCTTGATCTTTGCTATGCGTTCTCAATACCAAGATAAAGACGGTGCTAATACAGTTGAAGCATTGTATAACACTCCTGATACTAGTTTCTCTGGTGATGACCAAGTTGGTGGCCGTCAAGGTCTTACTACTGCTATTGGTGAAACTCTATCTGGCAACTCAGCTTCTAATACAACAACATGGGTCGATCCAAATGCTGCTAATGGATATCGTACAGATGGTGGTACTGCTGCAACATATAACCTCGGTCAAACTAATGGTGCTAGCGGCGGCGCTGCTGGTGGTTTCGGTCAAATGGGTTTCACTGTCGATAAAACAACTGTTACTGCTAAGACTCGCGCCCTTAAGGCTGAGTACACAATGGAATTGGCCCAAGACCTTAAGGCCGTTCACGGTCTTGATGCTGAAGCTGAACTTGCTAACATCCTATCGGTTGAAATCCTTGCAGAAATTAATCGCGAAGTACTTAGCACTGTTAATGCCAAAGCAAAGCTTGGTGGTATTATCTCCAATGGAACTCCTTCTGGCTACTTCGATATCAATGAAGATGCAGATGGTCGCTGGGCCGTTGAAAAATTCAAGTCATTAATCTATCAGATTGAGCTTGAAGCTAATGCAGTCGCCAAAGCAACACGTAGAGGGAAAGGTAACATTGTTATCTGTTCATCTAATGTAGCCTCAGCACTTGCTGCCGCTGGTGTTATGGACTATGCTCCTGCTATGTCAACCAACTTGAATGTTGATGATACTGGTAATGTATTCACAGGTATGATCAATGGTCGTCTCAAGGTGTTCATTGACCCATATGCTGATACTGATTATATCAATGTTGGTTATCGTGGTTCTAATGCATATGATGCAGGTATCTTTTACTGCCCATATGTCCCTCTAACCATGGTGCGTGCCGTCAATCCTGAAACCTTTCAACCAAAGATCGGCTTTAAGACACGTTATGGTCTTGTTGCCAATCCTTTCGCTGGTGGTGCAGCTTCAACTGAAACTGGTGCTAATCGCGCCAACCCTTACTTCCGTATCTTCGGAGTAACTGGTCTTGGTCAAGGTTCTGATATTCCTACTGGCCGTAGTAACAAATACGGTTACTAAGCTAATTAGTAACAGATTATATTTCTAAAGTATAATCTGATTACGAAAATTCAAAGGGTCTCCTGTAAAAAGGAGATTCTTTTTTGTTTTATAATATCGGAAATTCATATAGGTTAATTCTATGAGGAATTGGAAGATAATCAAGTTTAGATGTGCAATCAAGAAATTCGTTCCAATATACATGAGCTTATAGTTACAATTTTTAATAAAAATTGTAACTATTCATATATGATGTTCTTATGTTTTATTCATTATAGAGCAAAGAATAATTTAATAAAGACTTATCATATATAAATAATACCATATGATATCATTTCGCCAATTTATTTCCGAAGATGTAGCTTCTCAAGAACGTCAAGCTCTTAACATTCTTAATAGAAACCATATTAAAGATCCTGAAGACG